TGAACGCACTCTTTTTAATTTTGAACGCACTCTTTTTAATTTTCCATAACGCACTCTTTTTAATTTTGAACGCACTCTTTTTAATTTTGAACGCACTCTTTTTAATTTTGAACGCACTTTAATTCTTTTAAATGGACAGAACAACATAATTGTAGATTTTAGTCGCAAATCTAATGTACATCTCAAATATACGTTGCATTTCTTGTTCATTATAATAAGCCAAAAAACTTATGACATGGGCAAGTGGCTTACCACATATCGTATTCAACATTGTGTATATTACATTTTCTAATTCTTCTTGAACATCTCGCATCGTTTGAAAATTCTCATTAGTCAAATTCAATAGCTTTTTGTCTTTTATTTCATCAATGTATTTCATTGGTATGTAATTGTCCCATAATGAATGCAAATTTGTTTGTACCAATTCATTGTAATACTTTAGGTAAATATGATATCTATTACCACCATTATATATACCATATACATGCATAGGTTGAAATAAATCTTGTGTAAAATGCAATAAAAATTTCAAACTTTCTATTCTTTCATTGTCAGTCATATAATTATAGTTTGTATGCAAATCATTTGTATAGTTCAATATTGCAGTATAAATACAATCTTCCTTACAATATTCAATCAAATTTGTTGAATTGCACTCCATTATATCAATATAATGATGTTGGGCAGACCATGGTCTTTGGTGCCGCACTGAATCAGCCCATGTACTTACATTTCCAAACTCACTTTTTGAAATAATAGGAAACTTGTCAAGATGTTCTGCCAAAAGATTCCCCATAAAGTTATGCACTTTAAAAGAATACCCGTTAACAACAGTTAAAAGTAATAGTATTGAGTACATTTTGTGTACTAAATACTTTTAAAAGTTTTTCAATTCTTTAGTGCTGGCGGGGTACCTTCCGCTTATAAGACGGATTTGTTTACTAAAAGTGCAATACATTTAATTCTTGTAAAACATTCATATGGCCATTCTTTGAAGCCAAGTGATACGTTGCTTGATTGGGCTTAATACCGTATTGTATTAAGTACTTAACAATATGTGCATGCCCTTGAGCTGCAGCACAGTCAATGGAAAATGGATTTGGTGTTTCTCCATGCTCCTCCACAAGATATTTTACTACGTCTAGCAAACCTTCTTTGCATGCCCAACTAACAGTATGTACATAATTTTTGTATAATTGTTTACAAGCAAATTTATTATTATATTTTACACAAGTCTCAAAATCCGTATACATAAATATTTTGTCTATTATTTCTTGTGGAAGTGTCTTTCATTCACTCTTTTGAAAAACAACCGTGAGCACACCGTTCTCAAATGTTTTGCTAATTTCAGTTTGATGAACTTTTCCTGGAAGCTTCACTTTACGCATCATTCTTCCATATCTGCATTCTCTATATACAACTTTTTCATTTGGATCTTCTGAAAGTGGCTTCTCAACTGTGAAGAGGACAATTTGATCATCCTTTAGCTCAAATGAAAGATTCGATTGTTCAACCCCCGGAAACTCAACTCGAACAATGTAATGTTCACCAACTTCGACCAAGTCTGCTTTTGGGCTGTTGACACGTTTTTGTGAGAGCAATAGTTCTTGTTGTAGTCTGTATTTGCTCATTCCGTAAATTGGATTGTTTGATTGTTGTTGTTGCATGTGTATTATTATTAGTATACTAAACAATGTAGGAAAACTTTAAATCAATTTTTTTAGAGCCAATTTTATTTCTTCGTTATTTCGCTGTTTTAAAATAGTACAATTTAATCGTTTTGTAAAATTGTCTATCTCTTCATATGTATAATATAGTGGCAATACTGCTCCACCACGTTGAATACATGTGTACAATTCATGACAATGTCTACATAGTAAACGCGTCTTTGCAATTTCATTGATAAGTGTTTCTAAAGGTCTAGAGTATAAACCAGATACTTGTTTATACTTTTCATCATATATGTGATCAAAATCTAATGCAGCACACAAATGAGTATGATTGTCTGTAGTCCAATTGCATACTTGACATTTGCCTATGTGGATTTTTACTTTATGAGATACTTCTTTTCGTTTACTTGTGTACTTTTTACTTCTTGATGTTCCATTACTTGTACGTTTTAGTGCCGTAGTATATCTATGACATCTACCACATCGTAACTCAAGATTATCTTTTTCATGCTCCCAGTCTTTAGGAGCGCTTCGAGTAATTTGTTTTTTCTTCTTATTTGGATCGATGTGATCAAATTCTAGAAAAAACAATTCATCATATCCACAATCAACACATTGTCCGCCAAGCTCTTCTTTGAACTCCTTGACACGTTGTCTTAATCTATTTTTTGAATCATGATTTTTCATTCTACATCTTTGACATTCGTTAAAATTGTTAACTGTGTAACAATTATTACATCCTCTGCACTGTGTTATATTATCTTGGCAATGTACCGAACATGGTAATAAATTATCACATGTGTATATTGAACAAGCACTTATTGTGCTTCCTTTATCAATAAAATAACGCTTTTTGTTTAGACCATATACAAACGTGCCATCTTCTAAATGATTTGTACTTAGGTCTCTTTGTAGCTCGCGACATTCTTCGCATTTTGTGTAATATATGTTTTTTGAAACATTAAAAGTAACGCTATGAAAAGTTTGCTTACAACATGTGCATTCCAATATATTAGTTCTATTGTGTGTATGTTTTTCTCTTTTATGAACAAATAAAGAAGATTTTGAGCTAAATTGTTTTTCGCATGTTTCACAAGAATACATTAAGATAGATTGTAGAACACCATGGCTTTAAATAATTTAACAAAATCTCCATCTGTGACCACAATTATGGCAATAACAGAACTTCGTTGTCGGCTCGTCTGCCGATCTTGTCATTTTCTCGTTGTATTCAGTCTTATAGCTCTTGCATTTACCGCATCTTAGTATACCATCTGGAACTTCTTCTTTTTTGTATTCCTTATTGAATTCTTCATTATATTCTTTCATACGCTCGTTCCAACGTTCAGGGAACAATTGGTCAGGGCCATATGTACATAATTCAAATTCGTTAAAGTCTTTATTCAACAATCTTTGAATTAAATTTGTATTTTTTAGGTAACTGTCTGGGTTCAAGTTTGTAAAAATAGTAACAGCACGTGCATTATATCGTCTCTTAAACATGTCATTCCAAATGACTTTGGTATTTGAGCCTGCAACCTGTTTTAAAACATAATTTAAAATTCCTCTTTCGATGTTTAAAGCCATTTTTTGAACATCCTCTGGAGACAAATCTTTAGCATGTGATAAAAGTAATGTATGGAGCTTGGAGTAAACATTTAAACGTGCTTTTTCTTCTGGTATTAAACTATCCAGGTTCATATTGGTAATTGTTATGTGTAATAGAAATTCTTTCAATTTTAAATAAATATTTTTTATTTGTTAATGTTATAATGTCCACATCACCAAGTTTTTCATTTCTACCAAGTATAAGCTCTTCAGGAAGCCGGACCGAGCAACGAGTAACAAATAGGAAAAAATCACTAAAGCCATCTGATGTTGCATCTGTACCTTTGCCAGATGATGATATTCCATCTTCTGACTTTTTAGATTCTGATGAGAACAGCTTTGAGCTAGATAGCGACGACCGTTCAAAAAAGCCAAGTACAAAAGAGGCCGCCAAGATTTCACTGCCAAGATCAGATTCAAGTGATTCATCATATTTTGATAGTAATGAGGTTACCCCGGATGATGACATGACTGATTTTTTTGGACAAATACAAAGCCCAAGTGAAACATTTGAAATTAAAAGCATCATTGAAGAGCTAACAACCATTCATAGTAAAAAACACATTGATCAACGTTCATATCAACAATCTTTGAATATTAAGAAAAAAGTCGAAGAAATTGCAAAAAAGGGAACCCTTTCTGATGCAATGAATGGACTAGTTGCAAAGGCAAACATGTTAATTTCACATATTGACAGCAAGTACAAAGCGGAATCTACACACAAACCACGAAAGAGAAAAAGTCCAAAGTCCCCAAAACGTAAATCAAAGTCTAAATCTAAAAGGAAACGAAAGTCTCCAAAATCGCCTAAACGAAAAACGAAAAGCAAGTCACCAAAACGTAAGAGCAAATCAAAACGTAAATCAAAAAGTCCTAAACGGAAGTCAAAGTCAAAAGCTAAGAGTAAATCAAAAAGTAAACGTAAAAGCAAGTCAAAAGCTTCCCCCAAACGTAAAAGCAAAGGGAAACGCAAGTCAAAGTCAAAAGCTTCTCCAAAACGTAAGAGTAAATCCAAAGGGAAACGCAAGTCAAAGTCAAAAGCTTCTCCAAAACGTAAGAGTAAATCCAAAGGGAAACGCAAGTCAAAGTCCAAAGCTTCTCCAAAACGTAAGTCACCTAAACGCAAATCTCCAAAAATGTAAATAACATTTCTTTAAAAATATTTTATTTTGATATAATATAAAATATTACAAATGGATCTTTATGTAAGAGAATTTGACGCAAAAATAAATGATGTTCTGAAAAAAGTTATGAAAAAAGGAACATTGATTCAAGGTGTCGTACATCTTTTTCTAATGTTATATGCTGTAAAACTTGCACCTGAACTACCCAAACCAGTCCTTAAACTCTTTGAAAATGCATATTTCAAACTTTTGATTTTCTCACTAATTCTTTGGACAGCTCAATTCAATCCATCAACATCTGTTCTCATTGCAGTTGGATTCATGGTTACCCTAAACGCAGCCAATCAGAAACCTCTTTGGGAATTTATTGAAAATACAAATGGATTACCAATCGCACCTAATGAAGAATCCGCCCTTCAACAATCAGCTGCAAACATAAGTGCACAAGTCTCCAATTCCCCTATTATTGCTGGCGTAAGTCAAAATACAGAAACAACTGTTATTACACCTAATATTGTTAATACTTCCCAAGGACCTGTTGTTGTAAATCCTTCAGTTGTGATTGCACCCGCTGTTGTCGCCGCTCCAAATGGAGAAAAAATTGTTGTGGAACCAAAAGTATCATCAATTCAGTCTGCACCACAACCTCAACAACCACAACCACAACCACAAGAGTCTGGATGTTATCCAGTCAGAAAATATGACCTTGCCAACTTACAGCCATACGATAACAATGATACATTTGCAAACCAACAGCTAAATTAAATTTTATAACTTGATTTAACTATTCATTAGAACTGACACATTTCATAAAACTGTTTAGGCAATTCATTAGTTGATGTCCCCAAATGTTCGCTTTTTACTAATTTTAATCTATTAACAGAGCATGACTCATCTAAATTTATTGTATATTTTTCCAAATTAAGTTTGGCAAAATGTTTTTTATAAAATACTATTCTTTGCTTACTATGTGTATTGTATACAGAAAAGTTATCTTGTAAGTCTACAATCATGGGGTGTTTATCCTTATGTTCTTTACGAAAGATACGCCCAACAATTTGTTCTATTTTGAAGCTTTCTTTTTTCACTGTGTTTTGCAAATGTCCAATAAATTTCTTAGGCGTTATTAAAAACAATGTGTCTAAATCTTTCTCAGAAACACCTTCACCAAAACATTGCGCCGTTGCCAAAATGACTTGACTGGCTTTGCTCTTTTCTAAATCTGCAACTTTCATTTGACCTAAAAACAATCCATAGGTAAATGTCACACTCAAGTCTTCGTCCAATAATGTCTTGATGGTTTTTAAATGTTCTCGTCTATCACTTAGCACTAATATTTTTCTATTTTGTGAAGAAGCCATGTCCTTTATCATTTCTACTATTAATTTGTTTCTTTTGGGCATTAATACCAAATCACTTAACATACTAGTGAATTGTAGTTGTTTTTGACCTGTAATTTTGTTGACAGTGCTAATTTCTTTATAGTCAGATGAACTTAAACTAATAGCTTTGATAATTGGATGTAAACCTTTCCTTTCAGCCTTTGCTTTATAAACAATATCTCCAAGATACCATTGGAATACATACTCACAACCATCGCTTCTTGTAGGCGTTGCAGATAGGCCAATTGTATATTTAGAACATAATTTCATCAGAACTTTTGAAAACACCGGACTACTAATATGATGAACTTCATCTATACATACCACACCAAATTCATCAAAATATGCATCAGGGTAATCAATCCTAGATAGACTTTGCAACATGGCAATAACAATGTCTTTGTCATTGATTGAGATGTTTTTTTGACCCTGAATGAATCCCACACTTGCTTCTGGCAAAAACTTGTTGATTTCTTGTTCCCACTGCTTCATCAACATAATCTTATTCACAATAATCAATGTTTTTTTCTTAAGCTTTGAAAGTACATTTAAACAACAAAATGTTTTTCCACCACCTGTATTCAAACTCAAAATTCCACCAGATTCTTCGTGCTTAGTCAATCTATCAAATAATAAATTTGTTGGCTCAATCTGTTCTGGAAATAATTCACCATCGAACTCAATTCCCGGACTCCAATCTTTTCCATTATAATTATCTAGCTTCTTTTTTGGTAATCCAAACTTCTTGATACCGTATATCTTGGGAATATATATTTTATTAACTGTTTCAATATACAACTTGAAAGTATTATCAACATTCTTGTAAAATGTAAAACGATCATCTTGAATGGGACGACCTACAAGCTCATTTCGAAGCGTATTTAATTCTTCTGTTGACAATATATCCTTTCTAATTACGTAACCCCGTTTTGACAAGTAATTCTCCATGCTTTATGACAATGCCCTCACTTTTTTAAATCAATTATTTGTAATTCCTCGTTTAGAGCTATAGTTGAAATTTTCTGTAGTATCAATAACTTCTGTAATTTCTAATACAAAACTAAAGTCAAGATCTGAAAAGTCATACAAGGAATTGTCGTAATTTACAACTGAAAATTCTAAGTCACTTAATTTATCTAATGGTACCGTATCAAACTCTTTTGGATTGCTTAAATACGAAAAAACAACATATCCAGGAGATTGATCCAATAATATTCTAGCAAATATATCCTTTACTTTACCCGTATTCATCATTGTTGCCAATTGTGGACAACACAAGAAAGCATAATTTTCGCCTTCTAAATTAATTGATCTGTTTACAATACTGTTCTTTGTATTTTGCTGCACACCATTATACCCATGCAAAAGACTACTTATATAAATATCTGTTCCACCTTGCTCTAATGACAATGCTATACCATTAACATCCACCGTGAAAGAATGTTCATCTAATACCTCACGTACATTGTACTTTTTACCATTTATATCATTTTTAGATATACCTCCAACACTTGTTTCACCATATATATACAAATCTTGATTCAAACCTAATATACCTTCTGTTCCAATAGTTGTTAATTCAACAGTGTTCCCTAAATTATCTTCTGATGCGTTTATAACAAATGTATCACTAGACAATACACTTTGAACCTGATATTGCGTTTCACCAATTTCATATTTCTTATCAATGAGCGGCACACAATTTGTTTTCGAGAATGACACTTTGTCTCCAGCAGATAAACCATGGTTAAATCTAGTTTCTACAACATATGTTCCATCAAAAAATCCTGAAAGATTTGTATTATTTGTAATGCTTGTAATGGTATTAAAGCCGTGATATGGATAGTATATTGCAATTGTACCACTTCCTACTTTAGAATTAGGATTTAATTGATATGAAGTCGTCGACAAATTGATAGTAAATTGTGTCGAACTAGGTATTGTGTATACTTCATACACTGTTTCAAGTACAGTAGGAATTGTTAGTATATTGTAAAATCTAATCTTGTCCCCAACTCTAAAATTATGAGCTCGATCGCATTCAAATGTAGTAAATGCTCCAATGTTAACACCAATAATAGATAAAACAGTCGTTTCTATTGGTTTATAAGTAGGAATATATCCACCTTGATACAATGCATAGTTTCCACTGTCTTGCAAAACAAAACCTCCAATAATAACTTCATTTGGCGACAAAATACCGTATATTTGATGCTCTGTATTTATATCAGGCATCATATTGGTTTCAAAAAGAGATAAGTTAAGTCCTTTATCTAACCATGTATAGTTATGTTTTGTGTGTGTTATGATTAACAATGTAGACGTTCCAAAATTTGTCAATGTAGATATATTAAATGTTTGCCCATCCACTGTAGGAAAAGTAATAGTTCCTGTATTAAATACGCTTGTGTTCAATAATTGATTTAATGACACTTGTATCAAAAATGTATATTGATCAACAATATCTGTTATCACACGTGTGCCATTCAAACTTGTCCCAGTTCCTGTTAATGTACATGGTTGATTGATGTATGTGTAAGAATTTTCAAAACCATGAGGTTCTCGTGTAGTAACCCTAACTTGATAAATGTTTTCTATTCTCTGAATACTCACTCTATTTCTTTGTGAACTATTCTCAAGAGGGTAACCCAAATTTGGAGCAATTGTGTTTGTATATTCTCCATATAATAATTTAAATGGAGCCAATCTTCCAGAACGCACCGTATTTCCACCACCAATGCTGTTTTCAGCCGCTTTGATATTTACTTCAAATGAAAAGACATTTGAGTTTATAACAGTTATTTCGTGAGCAGCATTCAATGTTTCTGATGGAATACCAGCCAATGTTTTGGCTCCCGTTATGTATATGATTTGTCCAGTGTTGTATCCATGACCCGGTGCTGACACACGAACTTCAGTGTCACTCCCTATAATAGTAAATGGATTATTTGGGAGTTCTTTTTGAATCAATGAAGTGAATTGAACAATATCAGTATTTATGTCCAAAGTAGTACTGAAAAAATGGAATTCTCCTGTTTTATTTTGCCTTTTGACTAATGACATAGTTGAACTTATTTGACTTTGCAATCTTGGAGCAACGTAACTCCCCGTTGGAACTTCAATTTCGTATACTGGGTAGTCCTTAATAATGTTATCTACAATATCCTCATCTATATCTTCTTGATTTGTCCAATAAATTTTATTGTTATTTGCATTAATAACAGCATTTGTATTTGGAAATTCTATGCTTGCAAGCCTTATTGTTTTCACATTATAAAAAGTTCTCCCTAGAAAGATTTTAAAATTATTTGGTTTCAAATATAATAGTTTGTCTCGATCACGCGAGTCTACACTTACATATGTTTTTATCTCACGCTTAGTCCTTTGGATATTCATAGTCTCTTGAATATTGTTATCAAACTTGTTTGTGTTTAACAGATTATTAGAATCTGTTTCTTCATCTAAAATTATACTTCGCAAAGAAGATCTCTCTAAACTTTCTCTCAAAATTCTTTCATCTTGCTTTTCTTGTTCCTTTTTGTAAAAACGTCTAAACTCTGAACTCAAGTCTTCAATTTCATCTTGAACATTAGGCTGTCTGATAAACTTGTTTGTAAATAGTATATCATTCTCATCCAAGTCCATCAAATTAATATACCTCTATATTTGTGTATATTAATTTTTTTTCAAATAATCAACTAGCAGTAGAACAAAAATACCAAAAGCAACATAAGATGCAAGTTCCATTAATTCTTCCCTTTGTATTCTATCACTTTCTAATGTGAGCTGCTTTATTAACATTTTGTAACATTTATCACATTTTGATACGTGATCCATTACATATTCACATCCATAATTCTCGGATGTATTATTAAAATCCTCTAGTCTAGGTTTTGCAACCTCAATAGGCTCACACTTTGGCTCTGTTTTTGGTGCAAAAAGTTTACTTTCATATGGTTCAGGTACCTGAGGAGAAGCCGTTTCTATGACATTAAAGTTTTCATTTGATAAGTTTGAATATGCAAAGTTAGGAAAAACATTCTTTATATATGAATAACTCATTCTCTTAATTTATTCATATAAAAAAATTTTATTGATTACTACTAAATGAACATATTACTGAACAATATTCTTAAAGGTTTCTTTCTTGGTCTCCTTTATTTTGAAATAACTAAAGCAAACGACACAACAATACATAATCTTGTTCTTTATACCTCTTTCTTTGTGATAATGATTTTTGCTGCTCAATTAACCAATACTAGTGAAAATGTTGTATTGAATGCGTTTGTGACAAAAACAGTCTTTACAATATTAGACGAGCGAGTTAAAAGAAAAAAAGAAACAAATTAACGTACTACATTCACGTTCTTTTTAGGACGCCCTCTTCCTCGTTTTGGATTAACATTAATGTTTCTGAAAATATCCTCACTTGCTTCTGTTTTACCACTTTCTAATAATTGTTCTAATTCCTTGTCTTTTTCCTTCTTTCTTTCATTCATAGTTTTTAATATGTTGTTTATGTCTACACCATCTTCTGGAAGCGGACCTTGCAACTTTGATGGAAAAACATCATCCGTAGTAGTATCTGTCTCACCATTTTGCTGCTGTTGCATCATCTGCTGTTGCATCATCTGCTGTTGCATCATCTGCTGTTGCATCATCTGCTGTTGCATTATTTGCTCTTGTATCATTTGTTCTTGTTGTTGTTGCTGTTGCTGTTGTTGTTGAGAATTCGAACCTAAAAAGCTTCCTATAAAATTTTTAAATGCATTTGATGAATCCATCTTTGTTATCTTCTTTGTGATCGTAAACATAGTGGCTGAACTAATAATCATAAATATTAGTTTAACTTCTGGGGACATTGTCGCTTTTGATTTGTATTTTTCATAAAGTTCTGCTAAAACTTCGTCATATTCTTGATTTTCAAGAGAATACCCCATAGATTCACTCCATCCTTCTAAATCTACTCCAAGAGGATCAAACTTTGTATTTAACATTTCAATACCTTGAACACCAAGAAGCAACATTCTCTTAAAAAAGGCTACAGACCTCTCATTTTGCATTTCTGTTCGAACACGCTCATACTCATTTTTTATTTCATCTAAACTATTATTCATATCCAATTTTAAAGAGCTCCATTTTCCTTTGACATTTAATTTACTCAGTTTAAATAATAGTTCGGACTTTTCATGGCGCATTTGATCATCATTGTTTTCTCTTTTCACCTGCTTAATCTTGCGCTTTAATTTTTTTTCTGATACTGTCTTTGACGAAATCGAAAGTTCGGATGAATCTGATTTTTTTGTAGATTTTTTAGACTCGCTCTTTGGCTTCGGTATAGACACTGATACTTCTGTACTTTTTTTATTGAGTTTCTTTTTGTTTGCTAAAATTTCTAATTGAGATAATGAAATATCATCCGATTGAATTTCAACATTTTTCATGGGTTCTTCCTTTTCTTGCGATTTACTTGGTTCATTTAAAATACTGATTTGTTCCTCTTGTTCCATTTTTATTCTATTATTATATTTAAATTGTTGTTTTTAAACAAATTGCTTAAACGTCTACACAAATCATAAATCTCATAATACCTAAATCAGCAACAAAATACTCTAATATAAGTGGTTTATCATTTGTTAATAAAATATTCATGTTTTCACATAAATGAGATGCTTTAATAAAATTCATCAAATAACTTAATTTAAACTTGCCTTGAACAATTTTATTATTGCTCTTCTCAAATTTTATAGAACGAATATCTTCTCCATTTTGTTGAAGTAATGCTTTTTGTTCCTTATTTAAATTGTCATCAATTTCGCTTATAGCCGTATTAAACTCAGCTAAACCATCTGTACAACCAAATATCAATTGTTTTCCAATACTCTTTATTTCTACTACCTTTCCTTCTAACAAATGAATGTCTTTAATTATCTGTTGAAATTGAACCGATGGCATGTTGATTACATAATCAAATGTTATATCTGAAACATTAATTACCTTTTCGTCTAATGCAAGCAATGGTATCTTATAGTCTTTAATTTTGCCCATAAATGGATCCGCTAATTCAATACCTAGTTTATCTTCTTCACCTTTGTTCATGTAAAATGTAATAGTTTCTCGACGATTAGCTGATTTGATAGTTTTAAACAATGTATTTGTGTCTATTCCTATTATGACCGGTTTTGAACACATGTAAGATTCAAATTTTTTAGCATCTAGTTTAATATATGTTAACGTAACTTTTGATAAGTCCATTGTTGATATTTTAATACCCTCTTTGTTTATTAAGATATTAGTCTCCTTTATGTAAGGTTTTATAATTTCAAAACAACATTTGATTATAATGCTTTTTAATGTCTTAATTTCAAAAAGTCGTTCCTTCATACGGTAATTCTTATATTCAAGCAATGCTTTTAAATTAAATTTTAAACTAATTTAAACATTTATAAAATTCGCTGTAAATGACATTACATAATAATAATATTTTCAAATCATCAAGCAACAAAGATCTTGAGTGCAAATACATTAATCAACTCTGTACACAAGGAACCATTTGTGAAAAAGATCCAGATAACAACATTGTAAAATACTTTGTATCAAGGAATGTTTTCAAGTGGGAATCATTTATATATCTTAAATTTGTAACCCTTGATATATTTCCTTTGACTACAAGCTGCAATGGAAAGTTTGTTCACTATACAAGTAATATGAAAAGTTTTCGCAATATATTGAAAAATGCCGGAAAAAAGTATTCCTATATTTTTAATGAACTTTTTAGCTTTTTAAACAACATGAAGTCTTTGCATTTCTTACATGGCAACCTCCATATAGACAACATTTTTGTTGAAAAACATCCTAAGTTAAAATTTGCTGTAATCGATTTTTCAAACTCATTTTTACTTTGTTCTTCGAAAATGACGAGTCCTTCTTACAAAAGAACTTCATTTATGAAAGAATACGAATCTGATGTTAAATGGAAATATATCGTTTACTGGGACTTTATAACTATCTATATCTCGATCAAACTGTTCATGATAAAAGATATAACAGCTTTAACAGCTCTCGAGATAGCAATACAAACATATGTACCAAAACCTATTTTATCTGAATGTATTAATTTTTGGCTCAAGGAAAAAAACCGTCAGAATCTTGAAAAGGCATTACAGTAGAATATGTTACATATTTAGTGTTTGAGTTGATTCCTCTTTGCTTATTATTTTCAATGTAACTGAAATGTATTGAATCCAATACTCTTAATATAAGAATATGATACCTGTTTATAACTTGACTTAAATATTTGTATATTCTTGTTGCCTTTGGAAGTTTGTAAATAAAATCATGTAAATCATTCATGCATTTTGATTTCATTTCAATAGCGATTTCAAATAATTCACTTGTGTTTTCAGGATACACACCGTTACTTTCATAAAAGTTGTCAATGTCACGCTTTATACGCAAAATATTATTAGTACCTTTCAACAATAAGAAAAACAGTCGTGAATTGTACTCATTAATTTCTGATATTGATTCTAAAAAAATTATTAAATTGGAATCTACATACATAGCATCAAGCTTGTGCTCTTTCAAAATGTTTTTCTGTTTAATATATAGATTCACATAGTGTTGTAGTTTATTTAATTTTATCATAGTTGCTTTATTATTGTCACTAATATCATTCTTTTTAGTCGTTACGTAACTGTTCGCAACTAACAATCCAAATAACAACAAAATAATAATAAATCCATATGTTGTTTTGAAATAATATGTAAAAAACCAAATCACTAAAACTATGATTGCTACTACTTCGAATTGAAGACGTTTGTCATATTCCCCATTTGGTTTACTAAAAAGCTCAATCAGACTATTTTGTCCATTCATTGATATGTACCAATAAATTGTTTTTAGATAATTAGTTCAATTGCTAAATATAAATTGCATGTTTATATTTAAAATGAAGATTTTGGTAACAGGATGTGCTGGTCTGATTGGTTCTAATTTTTGCAGATATATTTTACAACATAATCCTGACATTGAAATAATTGGCGTCGACGATTTAAGTGGTGGATATCTTGATAACGTACCCAAAGAAATTCAATTCATTCATGGAAATTTAACCAATAAAATTGATCAACAAAAGATTGAGTCATTCTTTCCCGTTGACTATATATTTCATTTTGCTGCATATGCCGCAGAAGGCTTGAGTCCATTTATTCGTCAATTTAATTATTCAAGCAATGTCATTGCCACAGCGTTCCTCATAAATTGTGGAATTAAATATAATGTTAAACGATTTGTTTTTACATCTTCAATGGCTGTCTATGGAGATCAACAAGTCCCTTTTGATGAAACAATGGTCCCTAAACCAATTGATCCATATGGAATTGCAAAGTATGCTTGTGAAATGGACTTGCACTGTGCATATATTCAACATGGAATGGAATATTGTATTATTAGACCTCATAATGTGTATGGCCCACTCCAAAATGTATGGGACCCATACAGAAATGTACTTGGAATTTGGATGTTGCAATGCTTGGAAAACAAGCCAATGACAATATATGGAGATGGACAACAAACGCGGTCATTTTCTTATATTGATGACATTCTACCATGTCTTTGGAATGCTGCTGTATATGACAAAGCAAAAAACCAAATAGTCAATCTAGGAAGTATCGACTATATCTCATTAAATGATGCAAATAAAATAGTTGCTCAAATAACTGGATATAATAATGTCAGTTATAAGGAACCACGACATGAAGTCAAACATGCATGGTGTACACATCAGAAATCAGTTGATATTCTTGATTACAACGAAAAAATATCACTTGAAAATGGGTTATCGATTATGTGGGAATGGTTACAAAAAACTCCTCAAAGAAATAGAAAATATTGGACTCATTATGAATTAAACAATGATATATACAGTTATTGGAAGCATACATAATTTTTATGTTGGACAACTGTTTGATACTAATCCCTGTTCTGTATATCTACCACTTGGCGAATATTCAGCTGTTTTTGTGCCACTACTATTCGTTTCTACACATGAAAAATATGGGTTTGTCCCCGACCCAACATATCTACAATAATTGTAACATCCAAACCCTTGTGCATTATACCATCCACGTGTTCTATCGTTATATCCCCTGTCGTCTACTATTGGTCTAATTAAACTTTGTGCTGGTGCAGGTGTTCGTGGTGTCGGTGCTAGTGCAAAACTTGGTGCAGGCGCTGGTGTCGGTGCTGGTACAAAAGCTGGTGTCGGTGCAAAACTTGGTGCAGGTGCTGGTGTCGGTGCCAGTACAAAAGCTGGTGCAGGCGCTGGTGTCGGTGCTAGTACAAAAGCTGGTG